ACGGACAGCCACGCTAAGAGGTTCAAGGGTTGGCAAAGGGGCTTTGGCTGCTGAAGCGATGCTGCCGAAGGTGATAATCCCTACCATAGAAACGGCAAATAGCCGTACAAGGTTTCGCATTAGTGTCTCCAATCATAGCAAAAAGGTCGGGTTCCTTACAGGTAAAGGGTTTTACCCCTAGTCCACCGCGATCAGACAATGGCTAGGGGACAACTACACGCGCCGGTTATGAGGGAGCGTACCCTTTATGTTGTTGTTACATCAGTATTCAGTAATGTTTAACAGCTTGATCAAATCTTTTACGGTGAGTACCACGTACTGATCTTCGGCTTTACCATAGCCTCGACGTTTGGCAACCACAACCCCAACTTCTGCGTTGGCGTTTATCCGTTCTGTTTCGGCTTCTTTTAGCCAGCCAGAGAAGTTGAGGGTGTTGTGGGATTTGCATTCAAAGACCAGGCGGTTGTCTACACCTGTGATGTCACCTTTGTCAAGCGCACCTTGTAGGGCGCGTCGTTCACAGTTCGGATAAAACTGTTTCAGATAGTCAACGATGAGTGTCTCGAAGGCTGTGCCTTTGGATTTGTTTTTGCTCACGGGGCGAGGATGCTGATGAGTTCTGATGCTTCTTTTTTGGTTAGATCATTGAACGATGTGATGGTTCGTTTCGTGTGGTCTGATGCCATTGAAAGCTGGTCTTCTTTACTGTTGATGCCTGCACCACTGCATAACGCACGAAGTTTGCCCAACTGTGGCGGTGTGGCTGATGCGTTTGGTTCTTTGATTTGTGGTGTGCCATTGGCAGGATGGTTGCTCCGTGATGGCTCGATAACTTCTGCACCCACAAACAGGTCAACCACTGTGGCCAATGCTTCCTCGGTGTTGTATGCAGGGTTGAAGTCATCCATCACTTCAGGTTCGACAGTAGGTTTCGGTGCGTACAACGCTTTTTTGGCTGTGGCATATGCGGCACGTAACAAATCCATATCGGATTCATGCAGGTTGTCTAGGTTGACACCAGCACTGTTGGCAATTTCGCGCCAATCTAATGCTGCTTCAGCACATGCACCTTTGAACCGTTCAATGTTGTCTGCTGATACTGGTGGGTTGCTGGCAAGTACTACAGGTTGTGCCTGGGGTGTTGGTGCAGCTTTAGGCATCGGTTTGGTTGTGCCGTGGGATACATCTTCCCATTCTTGCTTAGTCCACAACGCTAGGCAGATACCGAATCGCATAGCCGAGTTACGAATAAAGTCTGAGATGAGTTCTTTGAGCAGGTCAGGTTTGTTGTGCATGACTGAGCCGATACCGAGTCGGCGCACACCTTGCACGGTGAGCCAGCCTGCCATGTGTGCCATGCCGTTCTCAACACGGTACGCAGGTAGACCGTTGGTGTCAAACGCGGTTGGTTCCCAAGTCCACTCAGGGTCAATCTCGATCAACATTTTGGTGACATCTGCGTGACCTACGAAGTCAAGTTGCATTCCTGCTTTGGGTAGTTTCCCTACAATCTTTGGATCGGGGACACCATACTTGCCAATGATTTCTTCCAGTTTCATTTGCTTTCCTTTGCTGTGATCCGCATAGTGCGGAAGGTTGATGTTTTCTTAAACTTTGCGTGTAATGCTGGATGTTCTTTCTCAAACTGTTTAGCATCAAATGATGTACGTGACGAGTTCTTCCACGATACGACCTGCACCCCGTCAATTGATCCGTACTCTGCGTCACCGAGCATCATCCCCAACTCGCCTTGCAGCTGGTCGCGTACTGCTTCAGCAGATTTGATTTGCTCTTTAGCAATAGACAAACGCTCTAAAGTGTTGTATACCTCATGGCCCAAGACAACAGTGTTCTCATATCCTTCGGGGTACAAAGCCGAAGCATTGTCGTAGGTGGGGTCAGCACCTTCCGGCATCATCCCCATGTCGATGAACCCCAAGAATTTGCGTACTGCGTCTATGTGTTGTTGGCGTTCGTCGGATGTGACGGTTTGTGTATGGAATTGCAGTTGAAGATCGGAGTCAAAAACGATCCATATGATTTCGTTTGCATCAGCGCAGATCGCTTGTTGTACTCCTTGCCATTTCCAATATGGGGGGAGTTGACCGTTCCACCTTTTGTTATAGGTTTTCAGTTCATAGATTTTTCCTGACAAATCTTTGCCATCCAATGTTGCCATCAGACGTACACCTTCTTCTTCGTAGCAGTACAAATCTTGTGGTTCCGTGATGGTTGCGTTCAGTATCTCTGATGCCCACGACATGAGTGGTCCTTCAAGGATTGTTCCTCGACGCATCGCATCGTTTTGTTCTTTTGGCACGGGGGGTGTCTTGGCCAAGAGTTCTACTGCGAGGTCTGCTGGTGTGGTGAACCGGTGTTCGTTGTGTACTACGGCTGCTACGGATGCTGTGATCCGTGTTTGTCCTTCATGGTTTTGCCATCGTGCGTTCAACCATTCTTGGCTGCCGTGTGGCGGTTTCGGGATTGTGTATCTTTTCTGCATGATTTCTCCTTGTCGTTGCAGTTAGGTTTACTCTAGGGGTGTTGCAGAGTAATGTCAAGTCTTTGCGATATAGGGAATATCAATAGCTTTAATGTTTCGGATCATCGCTACAGGTATGTGAAGGATGTGATCCAGGTCGTCGTCTTCTGTGCGTGACTGGTACAGGGTGACATGGTTTTCTTTACCGCCATCACCTATCGATAGAAGGTATCCGCAAGAGGTGATGATGTATTCGGCTTGGTCTATGTCGCTGATTGGTGTCCAACCGATGCCACCGGAATGTGTGTCAGCCCAAGTTATTTCAACAATGGTTTTAGTCGTCATCTTCTACGCCTCGATCACCGCAGAACGGTTGTTGTGGTAGGGGTGTCTTGCACGGGCAAGGGTTGTTACGACGACCGAACATAGTCATTCTGGGTATTCAATCACGGACATATCGGATTGTGAATAATGTATGAGCCTGCCATCTTTGCCGATACCGCACCATGTCGGGGCATCCGAGTCGCACAAACAGCCGGTCACGTTCTTCGGGTCGTGAACGATCACACCTTTACAAGCGTTGCATTTAACTTGGTAAATCATTGTTCGTCTGGCATCCACGGTTCAATCTCGTCTTCGGGTACATCAACAGCAAGCATAAAGGTTTGGCCGTAGCGCACATCATATTTGGTTTGCTGTCCGTCAACAATCACAGATTCGATTGTCCCTGACTCGTCATCAATGATTACCCTGTCACCAACATTGAACAGTCTCATACAAGGCTCGCTCTCACATCACGAATCTGTTGACGCAAACGCTCAATCTCTGACCTCAACTTTTGTATTTCTTCCATACGTTCAGCGATCATAAACGCTGCTGTTTCACGCTGATATAGCATCTCTTTCATTGAACTCATTTGTTTCCCTTCGGGTTGTTTGATAAATAATCTACGCCACGCCACCTAGCCCAACCATCCCTGATTGGCACTAACTCTAAATTAAAATTACCGTCACCAGGTTCATACTCCACCACAGCTACACCTTGTTGCCAGTCTTCTGAACGGTACAACGGGCGACCATCCAAGTCATGCCCACCCCTAGTCGAAGGCACAGCCCCATCAGTACGCGCTAAACAGCCAGGTGATACAGCCAAGATAGTTCTTGCCCCGTCGTGATCATCACGGGTTCGTTCAGCCCATTCGCGCCTGTGGATATGTCCGAAGATGACAGAGGTTTTTACTGTTGACAAATATTTGTGTGCTGTGGAACCGCCGGAAGCAACCTTGTCGCCGTGAATAACGTGCAAGCGTTCGTTGATCCAATGCGCACCTGTCGGGTATCCACTCAGATACGTCACCTCGGACTCATCTAAACGACACAGGTATGGGACAGACATGACAGGCCATTCGTGCGGGACTTTGCCTCGGCGTAGCCCGAATGCTGCTGCTGCTGAGTCCAGCACATAGTTGCCGAGGCGTTCTTCGTGGTTGCCTGCAATCCAAATGATTTTGGCTTGTGGTGCAATCGTGCGTAGTTGGGCGCAAAGTTCTGTGGCACGGTCGATTGCTGCTTGTGTGGTGCGCGCAAACGCTGGCGTGTAACGGTACTTACCAAACTCGCACAGGTCTAGGTTGTCACCAACCAAAATGATTTGATTTGGCTTAGATGCTTTAACGATTCGTAACGCAACCTCGATAGCTTGCTCATCGTGGATTGGTTCTAACGCTTCGTTGCCTGCATGGAAGTAGCCGAGCTGCATGTCTGGCAAGATGATTGCTGTTTGATATTTGTTTGTTGACACCACGCTAGGTGAGAGTTTCGGGACACGATACTGTTTGCCTTGTTTAATGATCGGCCATGCTGGTGCAGTTACTTTCCGTAAATCATCCGCCAGTGACATGTATCAGTTCTCCTCTGCGATAAGAGTTAATCGAACCAACACTGATCCGATGACCACGGTTTTCTAAAGCCCGACTAATTGCCGGTGCAGAAATAGTGTAGTCGTTTAATGCGTTGACAAGATCGGCTTTGTCTTGGGTGTCTAGTTTGTTGATGATCTGCAAAAGCATCGGGATTCGACCGCTAACGGATTTACTGTTTTTTATTTCTTCCATCAGACTTGGCTTCACGGACTTTTTTGGCGTACTCAACGTTTGCCCCCTCGATTGTTTTGGTAAGTTTTTCTATGATTTCCCACAGTTCGTCAGCTTGGTTTCGTGAAGGTGTGACCTTCAGCAAACTGTCACGGATGAGCATGAGTTCAACGGTAGTGAATCCCCTCGCCATTTGCAAGCACCTTTCAATCGGTTTAGTTGTGCTTGGACCTTACATGGTCTGTGAGCGCACTGTCAATTCTGTCTACTTTGTCTTCTGTCCGGTTCAAAGATTTGTGCATGGTGCGCAGGATGCCTTGTACCACTTGGTGGTCTGCATGGTTTTCTTTGCCTAGTTTGGCAATAATGATTGCTAGCAGACCAAAACTACCAGTAACGACAGCAGCCCAAACAGCATCCATGTCATACGGCTTTCGCAGCTAGATGTGCTGCAACCGCAGGTGGGACTTGGTTTCCTTGGGTGTAGCGGATGTGCCACGGCTCTGACTGAACTTCGTGTGAGAAGCCGTAGAGGTGTTCGTTGGCGAGCATCCATGCAAGTCTAGGGCCTGATGCTGTGGACACATCGACTGCGATACCGAGGTTGTGTTGGCTTTTTCCTGGTGTTGCCAACATCGCCATACCTTTTTTGAGATACCACTTCTTACCTTCAAACGTTTTGGTGCTTTGACCTACGATTGGTTCCACTTGGTAGCGTGTGAGGAAGCCCCGTTTTTGGGTTTCGTAATCTCGATATGTGTCACCGCTACTCGTCGGAGTCAGTTTGATACCGTCTTTTTCTGCGGCATCTACCATTGCTTCCCAAGCATCAGCAGCACAATGATGCAACGTTCCACCTATAGTTTTGCGTAGTTTATCTGCAGCCAATTTTCCAGGCACAGCACCTTTAAGGTGCGCACAAAGTTTTACTGGTACAACAGGGTATGCCACTGAAATTACTTTTCAGATTTTGCGCCGAACGCGCTGTTGATTTCTTCCATTGTAAGTTTGCCATCAAGCGAAGCCTGAGCAAGTTTCTGTACCACTGTTGCACATGCAGCAAAACCAGCAAGCACAGCCGACTTCCAAATTTCTAGTTCAGGGGCAATTACAGCACTACCGCCGACGATAGCCAACGCTGAGGACAGGAATACTGCCACGATACGACCTGCGATGTCTTGTGCTTTTTTCATTCTGATTCCTTTGTGCTGAGAGTTAATGCTGCGTGTAACACTAATGATACACCAACCACCCATATAGCCTGTCTTAAGGTAGGACCCGAGAGGGTTATGAGAACTAGACCTGTGCCTGCGTAGGTCCATGCGTTGTCTTTGATGAGGTTGGCGAGGCGTTTCATGGTCGTCTCATTCTAGTACCTGCTGCTGTGAGGGTTGTCCCTGCTGCGATGGCGATGAGGGTTCGTCGTTCTCCTACAGGGATATTGGAGCCTGTTGGTACGTAGTCGTCGAATCCGCCGAAGATGTCTATGGTTTGTTCAAATACTTCTTGGACTGCGAGGGGTGCGTCTTGGATTGCTGCTGTAAGTTCGGCTATCTGTGTCGTATCTAGTTGTTGGACTTCGATGGTTTCAAAGATTTCTGTGGCTTGTTCTTCGGTGATGACAGCCAACACTTCAGGGTTAGAGGCGAGGGCTTCGGCTTGGTCGGCTGTTACTGCGGTGGCAAGGATTTGAGTGATGAGTGCTACTGCTTCTTCGGGGGCTAGGTTTTCGATTGTGTCCACAACGGTGTCGAACTGTTCTTCGGTGAGGGGGATGTCTGTGTCGCCAGCGTCTAGGAGGGCTTCTACGAGTTCAGGTGGTAATTCCTCAATAAGTTCCATTGGGGGCATTAGAGGGGGTTCTGGTGCGTCTAGTGGCATGTCTGGTGGCAGAGGCATGGTGTCTGGTGGCAGAGGCATGGTGTCTGGAGGCTCTGGTAGTAGCCCGACAAACGGTAGCGTATCGGGTGGATAAACAGTAGGGTATGTGTCCACAGGGTAAGGCATTGTGTCCACAACGTCGGGTGGGAGATTTAATGTTTCTGGTGGATATGTTTCAATCTCTGGTAGTACGAGGGGTGGTATCTCTGGCATGGCTGGCGGCTCTATTTGTGGCAGAGGAACCGTTGCTGGCGGCTCTGGCATTGTTGGCTCTACTGGGATTGTGGCGATTGTTTGAAGTGTCGTAGTAGTCAAGTTTGGTGGCACATCCACAGTCGTAGAGGGTGCAATAGTAGAAGTGGTCGTCGTTGTAGTCGTGGATGTTGTTGTGGATTCCCATGAGGTTGTTGTCTCCTGAATAGTGGTAGTCGTATCTGGGATAGTGGTATTTGGAACCGTGGTTGTAGTGGTTGTTAATCCATCCCAAAGAGAAAGATTGCTGATAGTTAAATGCCCTGGCTGGCAGCAAGAGTCTGTGGAGTACTGACGAAACGTAAAGATGTCACCCTCTTGAACAGGTATTGACATTGAACCTGTCGCATTGTTTTGTTGCGTAATCAACGTGTAAACCCCATTGATACCGTACTGTGGTGGGTCGTATGACCAGCCATCGTTGGTTTGGTATGTCCAAGTGAAATCTATTGTGTCCACATCCGCAGGGATTGTGGTTTCAATTTTCACCCAATGCGCTTGACCGCTGCAACCACCGTAGTCAGGTCCGTGAAGGGTAATCGAAGTACCAACTACTTCAACAGAACCGTTGCATGCTTGCGATTGGCTGTATGTCCAGTCTCCTGTAACGTCTGCTTTGGCGGGTTGTGCGAACAGTGCGAGTATTGCTACTGGCGCAAATATCAGCCAACGGTTAGCCGAGAAGTGCTGTGACCTCATCGGCTGTCAAACCTAACTTGTCGAGAACTGCCTGTCGTGTAGCAACTTTTGCTGCTGCTTCGTCAGCGATGTCTTGTTGAACCGATGCCCACAAACCATCAAGAACAGACTTGCTTGGCTTAGCACCATCGCTCAACCATTCAAGTGTTGCGTAGTCGTTGCCAGAAATCCACCATTCTTTGCCAGCGTAACGGCGTGTCAAAACTGCTACATAGTCGGTCATGCTGAAATCTCCATAAGCGTGATACTGCTAGTCGCGCCACCTACTTGACAAACTGCGTTTTGTCCTGCGGTTGACTTAAATCCCACCGTATAAGTAGTAGCCGAAGTTGTCGCTGGACTGTCCAAATAATTTACAGATAAGCCTGCTTGAGTGTCGTTTGATGCGCTTGTGTAAACACTCCCAAAACCTGGCGCGCCAAAAAAGTTTGTTCCTGCAACTGTGCCTCTAAAAAGTGTGCAATAAATACCGCCAGTAGAATTTTCTGTTCTTGCTGGCATTGTGACCATAACCAAAACTTTAGAAGTATTTGAAGAAGGCGTAATAGATGCACTTAAACCCGATGTTACATAACTTGTAGAAGTTGATGCAGTAGCAGTTGCAAAAGTCGCTTGGACAACTTGCAATACTCTGCTAACAGGAGCAAACGCTGTGCCGTTATACACCAACACCTGCGAAACAGTGGTGTCATAAATTGCTTGACCTGTGTACGGTGACGCAGGACGAGTAGCAGTAGTACAAACAGCAGGCTGAACCAACGACTGCGCACCCAAAACAGTAGACAACGGCATTACAAACCTCCCAACAATAGTTGTGCTTCATCAGCGGTGATACCTAAACGGTCGAGCAACGCTTCACGGGCTAAGACTTTAGCAGCAAGAGCATCGGCTTGTGCTGCGTTTGTAATTTTGTCTGCCTCATATTGGGCAAACTCCGCATCAGTCATTTCACGATGTTCCGCACCATCAAAAACAATTGGCTTTGTTGTCATATCAACTGTCCCCATATCCGTACACGCGATAAGTACCTGTAATAGTTCCAGAACTCACATAAAGAGTCATAGAGTCAAACGATGTAGTTGCTACAAACCTTGCATCATAAATAAATGCTGCGTCTGCTGACCCGTTATTGCCGTTCACATTTGCTTGCATAATTGTTTGCGCCGTTGCTTGTGGGGTCAAAACATCCATAGATAATGCGCTATAACTTATTGAACTTCCAAGATACAAATTATCTGCTCCAGTAGATTGGTTGTTTGCTGTTGCTGTTGCACCGTACTGGTAACCAAATTGCGCAAACTCATAATTAGATGTTGAATTGTCTGTGCCTGCTGTTCTAAAACGAATACGCAACGCATTAGCACCAGATACAGCGCTTAACTGGTAAATAACTTTGTAATTTTTGTAAGTTGAAGTAAAACTATTTGTGGGCAAACTTGCTGTTGCTGATGCAGTAAAACTTCCACCAGTAATAAAAGTCAGTCCGCTAACTGGTGCCCATGCCGTACCCTTATACACCTGCAACGTGTCGGTATCAGTCTCGCTGATAACTTGACCATCAAACGGAACTGTAGGTCGAGACGAAGATGTGGCTACACCCATGCGTAGACCTTGTGTTGTAGCAGAAATTGTCATGACAGCAACATCCTTGCTTCGTCGGCTGTGATGCCTAAACGGTCCAGTACGGCTTGCTTGGCTGCAAGTTTGGCGGTTGCTTCGTCAGCAATCTCTTGTTGAACTGACGCCCACAAACCATCAAGAGTTGCCTTGCTTGGCTTTGTTCCTTCACTGTGCCAAACAAGAGTTGCGTAATCGTTTTCGCTAATAGACCATTCTTTGCCTGCGTAACGGTGTGTTAATACTGCGATGTAATCGGTCATGCTGAAATCTCCATCAGTGTAATAAGTGCCGATGTTGTATCTACTTGCGAAGTTGCAGTAACTGTGCCGTTACCAGTCTTAAAACCCATCGTGTAAGTTTGTGCGGATACAGTACTTGGGCTATCTAAAAAGTTCATAGCAACACTTGTATAAATAAGTGGATAAATAAAAGCAGCACCAGCCACTGTTGTACCTGTGGCTAAGTTTGTGCCAGCCACAGTTCCTCTAAACATTGTCCAATGACATGCTGTGCCTGTGCCGTTATTCCATGCAGTGGTTGTAGCAATCACAAGTATTTTTGATGAAGTAGATGACGGGGTAATGGTTGCTGTAGCACCTGTTGTTACATAACTTGCACTAGTCGTTGTGGTCGCTGTTGTGTATTGCGAATGAACAACTTGCAATACCCTGCTAACAGGAGCAAACGCTGTGCCGTTGTAAACTTTTACTAAATCGGTGTCAGTCTCATAAATTGTTTGCCCGTCAAAAGGAACAGCAGGGCGAGTAGTACTAGTGCAAACACCAGTCTTTAACGAACCAACACCGTAGCCAGAATCAATGCCCATAACTAGTTTGTCTTATCCCAACCAACAACAGTCACATTCACCTTGCTTGCCGTATCCGACAAACCAGTCAAAGTCTCCGTAGTCAACAACACCAAAGCCGTATCCCAAATCATCACATCATTCGCACCAATCGGCAAATTCGACATCAACCTGTTAGCAGCCGTAGCCGAAGTACCAATAGCCAAAGTCACAGTACGGTCAACCGTATCCGTATTAGCAATAATAATCTGCTTCACCACAAACGTATGACCTGCTGTTACCGTACACAACGTTGTCGAAGTAGTACCCAACTGTACGGGGGCTGTACCACCCGAAAGTCGTGATTCTGTTCTGTCGCCTGATGCCATATTAAACTCCTATATCCATAGTGAAAAATGCTCCTTCAGTAGACGTATTCAACCCACCAGCAGCAGCAGTAACAGCCCATGCTACACCGTTCGTAGCAGTCGAATCAGCAGTGAGGACATAGCCGTTAGTTCCAACAGCCAAACGATTAAACGCCGACCCAGTAGTAACCAACAAGTCACCCTTAGTTGTCATCGTCGCAGCCATATTGTTCACTTCATCAGCATCATCAGCCGTAAACACCGGATAGATCGTTGCGCCAGAACTATGTGCTACAGCAGTCGTATCATCCTGAGCGCGAGTCAACGTCAAAGTAGAACCCGAAATCGTTGCTGAACACTTCTCCTCAGACGAAGTACCTGGATCAATCACCACATAAAACGGAACACCAGCAGTAGAAGGCCAGCCTGTAGTCGCAGTCAAAGTAACCGATGTGTCGGAAGTACTTAAACCACTAGAGGTCGTGGTGGGTGCAGCAGCACCTTTGTATTGTCGTCTAGTTACAGCAGCCATAGTTGTCCTTTATCTTACACTACGCATAATTATCGTACATGTGCCATCCCAATCCCATTCGTTATGGGAATGAGCCGAGTCCACAGGTTGCCAGCGCACATCTTCAACAATCACCGAATAGGTATCCAAGTTCTCCTGATAGGTGATGACCGAAGGGGTTTCCACCAAAGATCGCAAACGGAACAATTCATCATCCACATCAAAAAAGTAGTCTCGACCTTTTACGTTGATTTTGTGGTGCAACAACAAAGGAACACTAAAAATTTGGGAACGCAATGGGGCTGCATACGCCCGACCCATCCACCTTGTCAACACAGGACCTACTGTGGCAGAAGCCGAACGTGTCATCGTAAGCCGAACTTCAGCCTCAAAAACTCTTGTCTCAAACCCATCAAACGTGGATTCCAAACTGTTAGCAATTGACTGTGTGCCAACCGTGGCATACGACCCACCATCAGAAGCCACCGCCAACGAAATAGAACCATTCAACTGTTCGGTACGCAAATCCCATTTAGGAACAAACTTGCTGTCCGGTACACCCCAACGGTAAATACCCGAATCCAATGTCCCTGACGCAACAAGATCGGTGGCATGCTCACAATAAACACCAAGTCCTGTAACCGTGAACACTGGGCGTGTACCGTACAAACTGATCGAAGGCACAGCACCTTGACCTGCGACCATCAAATCTGCTGCCCAAGCAGGCTGGTTGGTGGCAACCTGTGAACTGATGTCCATACGCCCCAAGCCTGTAGATGTCGCATCAAGGTTCTTGTATGAGAACCAAACAAACCGACCTTGTGAAGCAAACGCATCCACCTGTCCAACCTCGATCAATGGTCCTACAACAAGGTTGCCGTTGTCATCTGATGACGCAAACCTGAACCCTGTGGTTGTACCGATTAGCACATAACCCAAATACGAATCTATTGCTGTGACGATTTCGCCTTCAGGTAGTTCGGCTGCCACAGTTGGTGCATCCAGAGCCGATCCATCTGTTTTGATAGTTGTCTTGTAAATCAACGATGTTTGACCTGCGTACCCTGCTGCATAAATATGATTTTGTCCACCAGCAAACCCCACCCATGACCAAGTGCTGTTTCCGTGAGTGAACAACCCTGCGCCTGGACCGCCCGAACTAATAAAGTTGTAGATCGTGGCACCAGCAGCAGCCATCAAACGGCCTTTAGTGTATTTGATTTTGGTGAACGTGTCTGTGCCTGAGATGTATGAACTGAACGCACCCGTAGAGGTGTTGGTTACATGAATACCGTGAGATGCAAAACCAACCCATACGTTGTAACCGTCGCTTGTCATTGAACTAACATTGCCAGCAGGTTCAGAAGTACACGATGTAGGGCTAGCAGTAAGGCTCGTATAGAACGTGACATTGCCACCCGAAGCCACATACAAGCGTGTGCCAGCAACAATAGATTTTAATGTCGCAGCAGCATCAGCCAGGATTTGGGTAGTGTCTTTCAATAACGACAACTTGCCACGATCCCAAACATTTACACCCTTACTAGAACGGAAACGGTATGCCTCAGCGTCAGCGGTATCCGAATAGTTTTGACCTGCACCATAATGCCAAGACGACTGTGAACGCCTCCACAAACCTTGCGGGTTGATAGCAGCCTCACCAGGTTCAGCCGACTGGTCAACCGAATCACGCACACGCGCATCAAACTGCCGTGTGAAATCATTAGATTTAATATCAATCAAATATGGTCGACCGTTAACAGCCACAGGGAAAACATACGGAACAAGTTGCGTTGTACCAGTACCCGTATAAAACGATGCACCACCAAGAAACGGGCTACTAAAATCTAAAACGTATGCCACGTTAAACCCTAATGGTTAACGGATATTGTCGAGCCAGTTTAGAAGCCTCAGCAATAATGCGATCACGACGCAACCTCAAAATGTTTGTAACCGAATTAGCAATAGAACCAGCAGGAACCTCATCTGATCTACGAGTGTCACCTTGCGATTCAATGAAGTTACGTTTTACTTCACGCACAGACAACATGCGAGCCATCACACCCATCTCAACAATATCTTCCATGTTTATCGGCAACAAACAAACCGACTGAATATCTGACGACGTACTAGACGCACGAACAAATGGTGCCTTATATCGAACACGCAAAGTACCTGCCATAGACACCTCATCAAAAGTTAAAGCAAACCCTGACGCAAAATCGGATGTAGGCAAATCCCTTGACAAACGAACCCCACGCAACACCGGATAATCAGAAGATAAATAGCGTAAACGCACATCAATCAAATCGATAATCGTGGTTGCGCTAGTCAAGTTAACCTGACGGTCAGAACCGTTGTAATCAACATTCGCTGCAACCACCCGAAACAAACCGTTAGATGGGCTAGACAAATCATCTAGTTCCTGGTTGAACGAATCCAACAGTTGTTGTTGTGGGAAACGTGGGTTCAAAATAGCAAGTGCGCCAGCCGTATGTGCAGCAGCAGTCGTACCCAAATAGCCTCGCTCAACAGTCAAAGTCTTAGAACCTGACTCAGCAACCCAGATATACATGAGTTCCGAATCAATCTCAAACACCGATCCAGCGCGCAAACCAGCCAAGTCATAAGACATGACAATAGAAGTATCTGACGATGTAACGGTTGTTGCTAACTTGTTCCGTTCCTCAATCGTTCCAGATAACAGTTGCCGTGACACCCTGTTGATGAGCGCACCAGCAGTAGACATTTACTTCTTTTTCTTGGCCTTCATCATCGGTTTGTCCATCTTCTTGGCCATTTTCTTTGCGTCAGCCTTACCTTTGGCGGTGTAAGGGAATTTCATTTTTCCAACTTTAGGCATAATCGTTCCTTTCAAGGTTTAGAAAAACAGATTACCACACATCAACAATCCCATTTGCGTAACGCCAAAGCCTTCCGAGTCGGCTTTCCCTTGCTGTCCTTCAACGGACCTGGCATGCCACCCATACGCGCACAAAACGATTTACGTCGAGCAGCCGCTTTAGGTGACTTCGCTGCTTGCTTCGCCGACACAGGTGGTTTCAGATTCATACCTTGCGCTTTGGCAGATGCACGACCTTTAGCGTTCAAACCGCCAGCAGGATTCTTGCCTTCTTTGCGTTGCCAGGCAGCAGTCTTAGCCACGCTTCTTTGCGGCCTTCATGTTGTCAATCAAATTAGGGTACGGGCGACCAGCAGCTTTAGCCGAAGCCTTCGCAGCAGTCTTCTTCTTTGGGGACAACTTCTTAGATTTCTTTTTAGGGTTTGGTGTATCCCAAACTGCTTTAGGTTTCATCATGCCAATACTCCTGCGTTTAATAGGACATCTCTGACATTTAACACTACACGATGCTTCATTCCAGGTAACAGTTCCACACGATGTTGACCGATGGTGGCTTGCACCCGTTTAGATACCTCGATTTCGCATGTAGGTTCAAACGGTTTCCACACCCCAGTAGACCTGTTGATGGTTGGCTGAACGATCTGTAGCACTTGTTCGGCTGCTGTGTCCCAGTTGAACGCTGCTGTTTGTGGGGCTGTCAGGAACGCCTGACGACGGTACTTGTCACGTTTGTTGTATAAGTCTTTGATGGCTTCTGCTAATGCTTCTGCGTCTGGTTCATCCCAGTTGCCCATGTCCTGCCAAACACCTTTAGCGGTCGGGACACTGGTGGTTGGTATGCGATGGGTGGCAAGATCAGCGAACTCTCGATGCCCATGAGCGTTAGACAGGATCGTTGGGATACCCGCTGAGACAGCCTGCAACGGCATGAGACCGAACCCTTCACCACGGGACACCGACACAAACCCATCCATAGAACGAACCAAATCACGTTCCTGTTCAACAGTTAACCATTCACGATGAATCACCACATTCGGGTAATCCAAGTTCTTTGGTGCAGACAGGTGAGGTGGCACAATCTTGATATGCAGTTCAGCGTCAGGTAACTGCAACTTGTTGAACACTTCCAGCACCACATCCAAGCCTTTGCGATACCACTCTGAACCGCCGCACATGATCCGGAACTTGCCATCAGGTTTATCTTCAGATGGACACCAAACTTTACGGTCAACACCTAACGGGATCATGTGAACATTGTCGTGGAATTGGGAGAACAAATCATAGTTGTGCATAGATGGCACAATGATCGTTTCTATCAGCGGGATGTATTCGTAAAAC